CTTACCTGAGGGTTGAGCGTCTACATCAACGCCCTTGGCATGTGTCCATGAAGTCGCTGCGGGAATCCTTACCTTGACCCTGTGGAACCTGCCACGGCTCTTTTTCCTCACAATCCCCGTATTTGTCGAAGGAATGGATTCTGTCGTATAAGTGAATGTATCGGACCGTCTTAGTCTTGAGCCAACCGAAACATACACACTTGAAGTATCCACCAAAGGAAGGATGCTCTTTACCAGCGTTACAGCCCCTCCGGTGTCACCCGCTTCCTGCGTGGTTATCGTGGCCTCCATGTTATCGCCGGAAAAGAAACCCAATATATTGGACGTATCGAATGCCACCAAAAGAGGTGCGCCGGACTGCCAAAACTTGTTATCGAGCGAATAAGGAAGCGTTTCCATCGTATAACCCAATGCGTCCAAGCCGTCTAACGTATATCCTGGCGTGTAAGCGGGGAAAATAACGCGATGAACAATGTTCACCTTAGACCATCTTCCCAATTCCCAATCGTAAATATAGAGCGTATCATAATCACCGCTATTGGACAGATTTACAGACCAATACACCCTTGTATAAAAGGGGTCTATCGTACACCTTATATTCTGCGCATCGCTATAGGCGATTGCCTGGAAAACGCTTCTGTCAACCCTTTCAAACCCTATTGGTGAAAGTTGACCATCTGGCGTAATCTGGAAAAAGCCGCCCTTGTCCGCAAAGAAGGTATATTGACCCCTAGAGGCGATGGCCGTGGTGGAAATAGCGCCCCTTCTGTCGTGAATTTTCTGGAATGTGAACGTAACGGTTGAACCGGGAACGAATGTTCCAAGGTAAATTGAATTTTCAAGGAATATAATGGGATTTGTGGACTCCGAAGCGCCCATTAATTTCCCGCCATCGGGGAAAACCTGACTTCCACTAACTCCCGTTGTCCAATTCGTAATATCGTTGGTATCGCACCACGCCAAGGATGTTACATCGGACGTGGATTGGATCAAAACCAGATAGTCACCCCACACCCTCGCCACAGCCGAAGCCGGCGGGCTTCCCGTTAGATTGTCAAAGGTTGTGCTTGTTCCCAATTGATAGACCTGAACGCTATCGTTAGGATTTACAGCGATAACATAAGCGCCAAATCGCGTGAATGACCAAGGCGTGTCAACCGTTGCCGCGTAAGTCGTGGCCGCTTTGGAAACATCGGTCCAAGACGTGCTGTTTGCCTTGTATAGTTTCGTAGCCGTTCCCGCGAAGATATGGAGCGTACCGGACGTATCCACTACAGAGAACGCACTTAGAACAGTTGCGCCTATTGCAGATGAATAAGTCGCCAATGCAGGAAACGGAATATATGACCCTGCCGAAGGAAGGACGTTCGACACGTCAGAAACCATCGTCCCGTTCAAGTCGTCCTGATCGGGCGCGTATTCACCGAAGTTTAGAAGCATGTCGGCTCAATAAACCCTGTGGCGTGTCTATTCGAGGTTTCAGCAAAAAGCATGGCCCTCTGGTCAGTAAAGTCGTTTAGCGCCTCTGCCGCCAGTTCTGCGTCTTTGAGCGTGTTTTTATAGAGGATATATTTCGCCCTTGCCTTGAGCATGTCATAGGCTTCAGTCAGCCATGCATTCGTGTCCGCATCTGCCGACAATGCGCCTAACTTGTAATTTGCTATCTCCATCCTGATTGTGAATGTCGTGGAGCCGGGAATGGGATATAAACGAATCTTCTGGTTAAAGTACGTCCACATATACGGCTCGCCTGTCGCTGCCGAATTGTCCGAAAGCAGTTCTATCGCCTCCGGCCTTTCGCGTACCAGAAGTATTCTCTGCCCGTTTGAATCCTCGCTATAGAGATTGGTTATCCATACAACATCAGGGATATAGGAATTGTCAGCACTCCCATACCAATCCTGCCCGTTGACGGTTGTAAACGTCTGTGAGCGGGTTTCATTGAAATAGAACTTGAACCGCTCGCAATATCTTTGTGCCCCTTGTACTGCCTTGGCAATCTGCGACGTATATTCCGAAGTGGTATCGTCTATATCATCGGCTATGTCAGATTTTATATCTGCAAATGTCGTAGTCATTTGTTACATGCCTTGATATGAAAATGAGCGCCACGGCCAAGCTTCTTGCCGCACTTGGGGCAAGTCACATTCTTGGTGCTTTTGATCGGTTCTGGAGGCTGGGGAGGGTCGAAGGAAATCCAATACCAATCAGTGTCTAAATCTTCGTCCATAATGCCTCACAAGTGAAAAGGGGCGAGTTTCCCCGCCCCAATATCAAGACGCTTTAACCACAAAAAACGAGATAACAATCGTACCGTTGAATGCCAGCGTTGCATGCTGGTTATTCACCACGATCGCCACCGAACCCGCAGCCGGAGTAATAGTCGAAACGAGGGGAATACCCTGCGAGTTCGTGCCATTTGCAACAGACGCGTAAACCTGGTCCGCCGCAGCAACCTGCGAGTTGGTCAACGTCAGCGTATATGAAGCAGCCGCCGCAGTCGTAAGGGCTTCAGAGGTAATCTTGCCCGATGACTTGTTAAGCGTAGCTGCGCCGGAAGCTGCCGTTGCCGTTTTCGTTCCGGTATCGATATAGAGTTGCTCCATACCGATTTTTTCGTGTTTGTGTTCGTCGTATGTGCCGGTGATGGTCATGTGATTTTCTCCTTATGAAAGGAGGGGCCGAAGCCCCTCACATTAACCGTCATTGTTTGCGACATACATAATGCAGATGACCGCCGCGCCAGTCGTTGCAGCCGTTCCCGACTGCGTGTACTTGGCGTAAATTGGCGTATCAGCACTAAACGACAACGCAATGCCGGTCGTGGCGCGGTTTGCACCAGTCGAGCCTTCCGTTACGTCAGAAGCTGAAATCACATCCGCATTAGAACCGGATGACGTACCAGCCGTAAGAACGTTGGTAGTACCGGCATTGAATGCCGTGGTAACATTAACTACAGCGTCAACGATCTGCGCACCGTTTGGAAGGGTGCCAATCAGAACCGAATCTGCCGTGCCAATGTTGCTAGTGTTATACGCGACGGCCTTACGCAGATAGTGAACCTGCTGCGTCGAGTATTGGCGGGCGCTAGAGCCAGCTGTACCAGTAGCCATATCTATACCCTCCTATTACGTATGTGCAGCAGCGTAGGTCGGAATCGCAATCGTTCCGAAATCTTCGCTGTTAAACACGGTTTTCTTCATGCCAAGGATGGTCTGGCACGACACGCCAAATTCGCGCTGGTAGTCGAACAGTTCTTCTACCATCTTGTACTTGGTTGCCGAGCGGCCCATACCAAAGGCGGCGACACAGGACTGCGCACCCAACATTACGGCACGGCGAACCGTGGAGATTTCCGCGCTGGTGGATGAATTGACGCCGGTAACGACATGCTCAGCCTCACGAAGCACTACGCCGTTATAAACGCCGAGAGCACCCGAGAAGATGGGATTGTCACCACCGCGACGGCCAACTTCCTTCTGAATGTCCATCCACTGACCCGTGGAGGTATTCGTGCGAAGGTCCGTAGTCTGATAGGGGTGGATATACATGACATAGTAGTTTGCCCCGTTGACCTTTACAGGCCGGATTTTCGGGTTGGCTACCTTTGCCATTTCCACCGCTTTATCGATCAGGTCCAGCGTGAAAATATCGCTGGAAGTAAGCGACTGATCGTTAGCCGCCGAAGCCTGACGCAGAACACGGTTAGACGTTGGTGCAGTCGGTGAGTTGTGACCATAATGAACACCGCCAAGGGTATAAGAAGTGCCCTCGAAAGTGTACGTGGTGCCGGTGTAGCCGCCTGCTTGCAGGAAGAACATCATCGACATTCTATCGGCGTACCAGTCTACCAAGCCGTCCATTGCTTCCTGTCGAATCGAGAAAGGAACGCGCTGGGCGTCAATGGTCTGGTCGTTGCGCACACGTGCAGCATGTGCAATTTCATTGATGACAATGGAATCCGAATAGGTTGTCAGGCTTTCTTCGTTGCCTTCCAATACCTGTCCTTCGGAGACACCATCGCCGGTTAGCTGACGGCGCAGACCAAAGGTAACTTTGTCGCCTTTGCCTTTCTGCGTTTCGTCTTTAAGCTGAATGATGCTATTGGCCGAAGTTCCGATCAGGGGCGCAATGGGCGTTGCCTTTGACACCTCTACCGCAAGCTTCTTAGACCATAGCTTCACCGCTAAGGCGTCATTAACGCCATAGGATGTAGTAGCCATCTAAGGTTGCCTCAATTGTTGAGATTGATTTTCGGTGAAGTGCTACACATTGACGCCGTGAGCGGGCGAAGGCGGTTGACGTACCGCAGAACGCGCATTGATTCGGCCAATGCACCGAAAGGGCTTATAGTCCCCTGTGACTCAGCCACCCATCATCTGCTCGAACTTGCGAGCATTGGCGGGCTTGGCAATCCATGCCTCGAACTCTCTTGTCGGCATGTTAGCAAGCGATTCGGGCGTTACTTCATCGCCGCCCGATTTGCCTGAAACCTGTCCGACAGTCTTGTTCAAGTCCTGGGCCTGTTCAATCTTGCCCAATTTCTCCGAAGCACTGGAAGTATCGGGCTTATTGGGCTGATAACCGTAACCCTGTGCAATCTTGTAAACCGCTTCTGCCGGGTCCATGCCCAACTGTCTTGCCTGTAGTACGATTGCCTTCAATTCCTGGTCAATCTGCCAGTTGCGCATATTCGGATCGCTAAAGCGCGTGTCCATTACGCTAGCAGCCTGTAATTGCCTGTCTCGCTGTTCGGAAAGCCATTGGGTTGCATTGCTGAAGTCAGGATTCTGCTCGTGGTATCTGTTTGCAGAAGCATTCCAATCAGACCGCCACTGTTGCTCCTGCTGCGCTTCCTGTTGTTTCTGATACTCCGTTTGGCTCATTTGCTCCAAACGCTGTTGAAGGGCTTCCCTTTGCTGCCTTTCGTATCTTAACGCGCCGAATACATCTTCTTCAGGGTCCGGTGGCTGGTCCTGCTGCGCCTGTTGCATTTCCTGAAAGATGCGCTGGCGTTCTTCCATTGCAGCCTTGAACTGCATCATTTCCTGCAATTGAGCGCGGGTTTTCTTGTGTTCTTCCCTTTCGGCATGAAGCGCCTGATGGGGAACGAAGTTAGACCGTTCTTCCTTTTCCGGTTCTTCCGCTTTTTCTGGTTCTTCGGCCTTGGCTTCCGGTTCTGCTTCTTGTGCTACCGGCTCCGCTTCTGGTGTTGCCTCTAGTTCCTGCTCGCCTTCGGATGCGAAATAGGCTTCTTCTTCTGCCGACAGTTCATCCGGCTTTGCTTCATCAACCATTATGCGGCCTCCCGATCTTCAAACCACTTCACAAGCGCCGAAACCATGAAATCAGGTTCATATTCGGTATCGCTTATTGCGTGATTTATTCCGTTTCGAGAGACAAACAGATAATTTACACCATCATCTATTTTTGCCTGAACATTTTCAAATCCAGCCGCTTCCGCAGCCGTCACAAGTTCCTTTAGTTTATCAGTCATTTTCTACCACTTTGTCTGTAACGTAGACTAACGAAGCAACTGATCGGCAGTTGCCACCGAAAACAGCGGTATGCTGTTATCCCTTCGCGGCATTAACCCGCGATATTTCCATTTTCTGGCGCTGAATATCGACTTGCTCACGCTTGGCTTGTGCCTGTTGCAATGCAGCATCAGCCTTGGCCTGCTGAACTGCCATATCCATCTGCGCCTGTTTCTGTTTGACCATCAGATCAATGCCACTCATTTGAGTATCCATCTGGTTCTGTGCCTGTTGCGTCTGAAGGTCGGCATTCTGTTTGGCCAAGTGAAGCTGCAAGTCAGCCTGTTTGCCTTGAATGTCCATCTGTGCTTTTTGCTGTTCAGCTTGCGCCTTGGCCTGTTCTGGTGTTGGTTGCGGGTTCTGTGCCTGCTGCTGCATTTGCATCTGATGCTTTTTCTCCAGATCGGCCACCAATGACGGAGGCAACGGAGATAGTTTCAGCATCTCGATAGCAGTTTCACGATCCATCAAGTCTTTGAGCATCGGCAGCATTTGCATCAATATCTGCCAAGTGCGCTCTTTCTCGTTCGGGCTGGACGGTGAATCATCAACAATTATATCGTATTCCCGATTTGCGACTTGTTCCTTTGTCAACCGGACATACTGGCCAAGTTGATCCCCGACAATCCGAATCAAGCGACCGTCTGACAAATGCTCCTGAATGAAATAAAGCATTATCTCGCCTTGACGCTTTCTGTAGCGTCGTAGCGAGTTAAAAATAGATGCTAGGAGATTAAGGCTGGATTGGCGTCTTTGATACTCAAGAACCCCGGCCTGTTGCGCCTCTCTTGTGCCTAGAAACTCCTGCGACAATCCGGTTACATCGTTGATTGTCTCTTTGGTTTCCTGAAACAGGGTAAAGAAGCCTGCCGGGAATTGTGCGGGCGACTTGGGAATGATTTTGGCATTCTGTCCAGACAAGGCACCAGGATTGGCCCATGTAATCTGGTCTTGCTTGGCCCATGAGACTTCGGCCTGCCGGTCATCCTCAAATGCGCCGCGTTCCGCTATAATCCCGCCCTTACTCTGGGAGTTAAGCAGGAACATGACTTGACTAAAGAACTTGTTCGACCACTTTTGAGGGTCAACCGCAGCCCTGACTATGCCA